CGTCTGGGCAGGGGAAACACACCCCCATGCGAACCGTTGCCTCTGGTGCTTCGGCCTGCACACACTCGTTAAATTTGTCCGTCTCACGACCTGTCCAAAAAACACAAGTCCGGCAACTTTCAACGCACCGAGCATCGCTCATACACCACTCTCCTTCCTGTATTGCCGAAACTCCTCAAGCTCCTGCTCTCTCTGTGATGCCGAAGGCTCAACCTTCCTATGCGAAGCGACTCGCTTAGTTCCATCGGCGGCTCGACCACTCTTTGCCAACGCCGCCGCTTTCCTTCGCTCAAACACTTCTTCCCCGTATTCGATAAAACGATCAACATTCTCTGACCTCATCGAAACGTGCAACCCTAGATACTTCGTCCTCCTTTCGTTTTCGCCTAAGTTATGAGGCGTGTTGTGGATGCCGAGAATCGCCATTGCTAAATCATCGACAGAATATCCGTCTCGCAAACGGTTGCGAATTAGATCCCGTTTGCTTTTATTTAATTTCTCGCGAGGATGGTACTTCACATGAAGATCAAACACTTCACAAACGCTCTCCGCAGGAACAACCTTTCGACGAGTTTTTTTTGCATTGGACATTTGCTTCAATCCTTTCTAAAGCATCCTCCAGACGAACTAATGCTTGTCTTATGTAAGTAATATCCTCCTCCAATGTTTCTTCTGCTGGAGGCCATTTTGCTGGAAAAGCTACATCGCATGGATGATGGAATTTAAGCAAATAGCTATTAAGCTCTTGGACTTCCTCATGCGACACCGATTCGGCTCGACGCTTCGCCAAGTCTTCTTTTTCTGACATTGCTCTGCTCCTAAAAAGGGATATTTTCGTCAGCAACGGTCTGCTTAGTCATCTTGCTTGCAGGGACAGGAGTGTTCTGCATTGCTGCATTGCCAGCCAGAGAGCGAAGCTGCCCTCCCAGACGGCTGTCAAGACTTTTTGCCGATTCTGGCGAAAGCCCCTCAGTTGATCCACCTCCCGACTCGTAAGGATTAAGGTACTTGAGTTGCAACCCATACTTCTCATTCATCTCAGTCTCGAAGGCGACAGGCGTTGGATGCCAAGTCCGCTCTACGATTGACGCAAAAGAGCCTGACCAACCAGCGTAATTGATTAGGTTTTCGCAGGCCATTTTTTGAAGACCCTTCTTGCCTACCACCCAAACGTCACCAACAAAGCTCGCTCCGTCATGCGCAAACCACGCACCTTCGTCCAAAATCTCAGAAACGTTAATGTGCAGCTTCACTACGACCGCACCTGAATCAAATTCCTTCAATTCATAATCGACAATCTCACCTCTAAATTTACCAACTTCGCTTAACATTTTGATTTCAACCATCTTACAACTCTCCATCTCTAAAAATAAAAAACTCTCGACCTCGCCAAATCCATTAGCGACTTTCCTCTTGAATCCGTGAGGTAGCCGAGAGAAAAAACAAAAACCTATTCTCCAAACATGACCTTCCAAATATCAAAACTTCCCTTTTTGTATTCAATCACGTCTGGAATTTCTCTGCCACTTCCTAAAGTCCTGTGCTTTGCCCACGCAGTCGTGCTTCTGACTGTGTGAATCGCACGGGAATCGCTTTTCTCTACCTTACCATCTTGGACAAACCTGTCGTGATCGACCCTGAAGAAATGATTGCACCATTCAAACACCCTTTCCCTGAGCTTTGCCGTCTTCGAGGGAGACTGGAGACGAGGCTGATACTCAAGATAGTCGTCTGACTCGGCAGAGGGAACCTTTTCGGCTGTCTGGTGGCAGATAAGAACTACATGCTTCCCGCTTCGCGCGATGTTATCTAAATCCGATAAAACGAGGAGACTTTTTTCAAAAACATGCACTAATCCCTTCCCGAACCCGTAGTCTTCGAGAGAGTTTATTTTCTTGCCCAGCTTTTCGTGCGGAACCGTCTCAATCACATACTTGCCGATCAACTCCTCCAGCTTGGTAAAGGTGTCGATGACAACTGCATCAAACTGGCTGATTAGTTCCTTGTTTTGAAGAACCTCGCGAACTGCTTCAAACGTGCTAATGAGATTGCCTTCACTGTCGGCAACACGGTTAACCTCAAGGCCAAGCGTTCCTTCGTCAAGATCAATGAACAGAGTCTTAATACCGACCTTTTCCATGCTTGCCACAAGCTCAGTCTTTCCGATGCCTCCGCTACCGTAGACTCCGATTCTTTCGCCTTGGTTACTGACTACTCCTGAAAGCAGACCAACCCCAGACGATTTTTGACGTTTAGGGGATGCACTTGGTGGTGACGCTTTCGCCTTGGGAGGCAAGGGTCTGGCGGCTTCAAACTTTTTGGGTACTGACATAAATAACTCTCTTTCAAAATCAACTAAGCTCTGGGTTAACATCACCCAGATGAACAAATCCTTCAGGAATACGATCTTCAAATTTAAACTTTGAGCTACACAAGCCAAAATAGCTGCAATAAGAACACGATCCTAAATTGACTGTCTTAAAATGCGCTTGGGTTTTCTGGGCTTGCCTAATGGTTTTCTGGATTTCCCAGTTTTCAGCTTTCATTTCGTCGATGTCATCATCCAGCCTTGCAATCTCCTGTCGCTGGTAATACCAGTCTGGACGCAACTCAATGTCACATTGCAACTTTTGCGACCATTCCTCGGCAGACATCATCCGAGACTGGAGAACAAAGCCCTTGGCCTTGTCTGCGCTTTGCCGAGGCTGATTGCGAGTGGTCGAAAGCATCACCCTTTCACCATCGCTATCCAAGACAATCTTTGCCCCGTCAGCGTCCAGAATAGGCACAACCGAAGGCTTAATCGTAGGCTTGCGGATTACATCGTATAAAACGCTTTCGGGGTTGAAACCAAGCTCTCTGGCTGCGTGAGTGTAGATTGTGATCTGCGTGTCTATCTGCAATCGTCGCCAGTAGTCCGAATCTGGCGAAATGTCATCAGAAATGAACTTATGCTCCAGAATAAGATTTCGTCCATCTATTCTAATAATTCCGTCAATCTTGCCGGCAAGCTGCCAAACGGTTGACGAACGATTGGTAGATGGATTCCGAAGCGGGATATTGAACGCCTGCTCAGACTCAAGAACTTCAAATTTAAAGTCCTGCCATCTCCAAACGTAACCTGCGACAAGACATTCGACGGTTTCTCGTTCGATGTCCCAGTCGTATTTTTCAATGCCTTCGGGAAGCTCTGCGTACATTCCCGACACAGCCTCTATTGCAGCTTCGAGACTGCCAGTCTTTTTGTAAGCGTCCAGACCTTCGTGGCCTGCCGATCCCATCCTAAGTGCTTTTGCATCGACCACGCGACGAAGACCAAGCTCGTAAGCCCAGTAGTGTTTCTTTCTACAGAGCTTAAACGACTGCATTCTGCTGTGCGTCAAAAGTTGCTTACTCATTGCAGGCCTCCGGAGCAGCAGCCCTTTCGATTCTCAACAGCCCCTCGACAATTTCTTTCCGCAGCACAGTAACCTCGTTAGGAGCAGTGATCCCAAGCGTAACTGACTGGCCTTTGTTGCGGAGAACCGTGACCTCAATGTCATTGTCCAGCAAAATCGTTTGACCTATTCTTCGTCGTAAAACCAGCATTTCCATCTCCTGTGGGTACAAAAAAAATGGGGATATTTTCTGAGGTCGTCACTTCCTTGCTTCGCGGCACGACTTACCGCGTCCCCTTGGAAGAAATGACTTTACACGAAAAGGCTACAGCCAGCAAGCTCATTACTTAAATTTTGACAGCCGGAATAAGAAGTTCAGAGACTGAGCATGAAAGAGCAAGGGCAAAACGCTCGACCGTTGCAAGCGTTGGGTTTCTTCTTCCCTTTTCGTAATCGCAAACGAATCCCGGCGAGGTATCCATTTTTTTCGCCAATTGCGTTTGCGTAAGGCTTTTTTCTTTGCGTAAATTAAAGACATTGTTTGAAAATGTCACATATATTGAGTTGGAAGTGTTCATGCCAGCAATATACCACGTTAGTGTATTGCCTCAACCTTTAATCGCGATAAACCTTACTATGAAGCCATTTCCTGCCTTCGCCAAATTCTGGAATATCCTCTACCACGCTGGGTTTAAACATAGGCGTACCGTCATCTTTCACGCCTTTTTTGTATTGATAATGTTCAGCCAGCAACTGCACTGCGTCATTTACATCGGGAACTGCCTGCCTAGCCCTGTTTTTGGCTGCATCTCGGCTTTGCTTGTAAGCCTGCTTTCTTGCGTCAAATTGCTTCTGGGTTTCATTTGTCCTTGGTTTTGGAGGTCTGGCT